CATTATCCGCAGGAAAACTGGCACTCGGGAAGACATACGATCCTTCTGTATTATCCGATCGAGAATGTGGTGCCGAACTATACGAATATCTTCAATGTCTATATGCGCTGCGAGGGTGGCACAGCTGCGGTGGATACCGGGATGTGCATTGCTTCCATCTCCGGTCAGAGCATGGGTGCTTCGGCGGCATGGGACGGCAGAATCGATATTGAAGAGTACATGGATCTGTTCCGGATTGGCAACGGCAGACAGAACGGAAGACTTCAGGTGAAGGCGTTCACGGATGCGGATGAGTGGGAGGTCAAGGAAACCATGAGACGGTACTATTCGGATGTTAAGAACGGAAGATCCGGCATCGGAGGCTTTGCGATGGTTGTGGACGTGCCGGGCAGTAACGCGTAAGGAGGTTGCGATGAAGAGATATACAGGAAATCTGGTCATTGAACTGGAAGACCAGAATACAGGAAATGTGGAGACGGTATCGGAGACCAACATGGTCACCAATGCCGTCAATGACATTCTGGGAGTAAATCCGATGGGTGTTATGTATAAGGCCGGTGGGGAGTATGATGATTCTCTGACCTGGAATAACGAGCTGCTTCCGATCTGCCCGAACATGATCGGAGGCATCCTGCTTTTTCCAAGTTCCATTACGGAGCAGGCGGATAACATTTATCAGCCGTCAACGAATCTGCCGGTAGCTTATGCTTCCAATGATGTTAATGCTACGGCGAATACGAAAAGGGGAAGCATGAACCTGACCGAGAGTACGAAGCTGACAGACGGTTATAAGTTCGTCTGGGAGTTTACGCCTTCGCAGGGCAACGGCACGATCACGGCGGTCGGGCTTACATCCAAGCATGGCGGGGCGAACGCCTATGGCTCCGATGTGGCGGTGGACACTACGCTGCTTCAGATCAAGAAGGTCAGTCTGAATGATGAAGATGGATTCATCAATGATTTGTTCCGGACAGTGACGGTGGATTTTGAGAATGCGAAGCTTTATTCCTTGGGATATGCGAGCAACACCGTAACAATCAAGCGG